GAGAACAGTTCAATAGAAGATTCGTTATAAGAATACGCTGCCTTCTCTTCGCTATCAATGACGCTGAAGAGAGATCCTGTTCCAGTAAATACCTTGGAAACGGAATCTGCCTCTCCACCAGAAACAGTGATTCCACCACGTCCTCTCCAGTGTGGTAAGAAGGCAGTCTCAGCAACACCAGTAATGTTATAAAGACCATCACCGATTTGCTTCAGTTCTGGATTATACTCAACATTAGCAGAACCACTGAATGCAAACAGCGTGTTGATATCAAGAGGATATTGATCAATCGTGTTAATTACATAACCGTAATCAAATCCAGCATACGATCCTTCAGTTACCGAACCGTAATCAGTTGTAGAACCAGTTGCTGTGATCTGACCGAAGTCAGTATCAGAGAACAGTTCAATAGAAGATTCGTTATAAGAGTATGCCGCAGAGTTGGCAGACTCATTGAAGGATACGATAGATCCACCTTCAACAACTGCTGGTCTAGTAAAGGAGTCTGCTTCGCCACCAGTAATGAAGATTCCACCACGTCCTCTCCAGTGTGGTTTGAATTCGTTCTCAGATACACCAGAGATGGCAAAGAGACCTGTGCCAATCTGAGTAAATGTTGGTTTGAACGAAGTTGTAGCAGAACCACTGAATGCATAGAGACCATATGGTTCAACAATATCAGTATTGATTACATAACCATAATCAAATCCAGCATACGCTCCTTCTGTGACTGTTCCATAATCTGTAGAGGATCCTGATGCAGTAATCTGCCCGAAATCATTAGAACCAAATTCTTCAACAGAAGATTCATTATAAGAGTATGCTGCAGAGTTTGCAGACTGATTAAATGATACGAGAGATCCACCCTCAACAACTGCTGGGCGACTGAATACATCTCCTTCTCCACCACTGATAGAGAATCCACCACGTCCTCTCCAATGGGGATTGAACTTAGTGAATGTATAGTGGTCATAAATGCTGATGCTTCCAGAACCACGATGAGTGAATGTTGGTTTATAAGCATATTCTGCATATCCTTGCAGAGAGAATAAACCATATGGTTCAACAGTATCAAGATTGATTACATAACCATAATCAAAGGATGCATAAGATCCTTCAGTTACTGTGCCATAGTCAGATGCAGAACCAGTTGCTGTAATCTGACCGAAGTCATTAGAACCAAATTCCTCAACAGAAGATTCTGTGTATCTGTAGGAAGCAGAGTTATCAGACTCATTGAAGGATACGATAGATCCGCCTTCAATAATTGCTGGTCTGAAGAATGATTCTTGTGCTGAACCTGCAATGAAGATTCCACCACGACCCCTCCAGTTGGGTTTGAATTCTGTCGCTGATTCTCCAGTAAAGTTGAATAGACCAGTACCTTCTTCTGTGTATACTGGTAAATAATTTGTTACTGCATCTCCATATACATTGAGTGCAGGCAGGAATGGATAATCGTCCTGAGTTACGTTGACTAATCCATAGTCAGCACCGCCGTAACTTCCTTCTTGGAGATTACCATTATCTAAATTAGTGGAAGAGGACTGGGCAACAGAACCATAGTCTGTGCCGTCCTCAAAGTATTCAACAGATGAAGTGTTGTATGATGGAGAGAAACGAACATCTTCATCTATTTCTCTAACAGTTGGAACACTGATATATGATACTTCATATTCTTCAGGATCCGCACTTATTTGAGTTACTACTCTTTCTTGCTCAGTAGTATTCTCAATCTGATATCTATCTCTAATAGAAATATTACCACTACCAACAAAAGAGTTGGTAGTTCTGAATGTACGAAGGACACCAGAAGCAACCGTCCATGGTGCGACAATAAGTTCTTGTCCACCAGCCATTTCAAAGGCTGTCCCAGTTCCAACCCAAACAGATGTATTACTTTCAGTAGAAATACCTTGTGATTTTATTTCTATAGTTCTGGTTGGCGGAGCAGACGATACTGATGCTTGGGCTCCACCAGAAATCTTTGCCTTACCGAAAGGATATGCTACATCAGTAAAGACAATTTCTTGATATTCTTCTGTCGCTGTCGCTGTTGTGGTAAGTAATCCATAATCTTCTGTTGGCGATCCCCCACTTAACGTTTCAGTAAAGGTAATTGATGAGATGCCGTAGTGATCATATGGATTTCCACTAGCATTTTCTTGATAAAGTCTAAATGCTTGATTATTATTTTGTACTACCTGAGGAAGTACAATAACAGCGGTGTTTAATGTATTGAAACTTGTATCATTCTCTGCAATGATAGTGTCTATGGTAACCCAATTACCACCACCATCAAGATATTGTAAAATTAAATTTTCCCCAGAGTCTGGTTCTTCACCACCATTACTACTATTACCTTTAATACCAGTAATTTCTATCTGGTTGTAGACAACAGTATCATATGTAAACGTAAACCATCTGGATCCAGAATTTGTTGAAAATCTAAGATGTTCTCCAATGGCAAAACCACCGCTTGACAGGGTGCCAGTTCCATTTTGAGACAACACAACATCACCATCAGTAGTATACTGAAGGCTAGTTAAGTCTGATGCACTCAGAGTTACTGGAGCTGTGTTATCTAATCCACCATTATCAACAATGGTGTAGTCTCTGATTGCGGTAGTATCAAATGTGAATGTTGCCATTTATGTCTAGTACCAACAAAAAGGGGGGACATTAAAAATCCCCCCACTGAAACTATAACAAAAATAAATTCAAAAACGTATCAGTCAAGGCTGACGTTCAGAGTGATCTTGATTTGGTCACCATCGTTTTGAATTGGGTATGGACCATTGGTGAAACGCTCAGCATACATGATGCTATTATAGAGAGTCAATGCTGATGCACCGTCCAGAGCAGGAGTTGTGTTGAATGTAGTTGTTGTAGGTGTTGAGAAGACTGTGTAAACACCTTCAGTCGTGGTTGTATTTGTTGTACCACGCTCAACATAAAGAACGTCACCAACTACCAATTCATGAGCAGCAGTTGTCGTTACTGTGCTGTAATCAAGAGTGATAGACGAGTCAGTAGCAACCTGAATGTTATCAGTCAGTGTTTGATCAAGATAAAGTACTCTCTGAAGAAGATCAATACCGATGACCTTGGTTCCGTTTGGAACAGCGTTGTTACCACCAACAACCATACCGACAGTGATGTCATCCATGATGTTAGCAACATTAGGCAGAGTGATTGTGCTCTGACCAACAATACCAGTACAGAAGTCTGTGTTGTCACCTTTGGTCAACTGAGTGCCAGCAGCACATGATGCAGCGTCTTCTACACCGAGAACGGAAAGAGGTAAGTTGTTTGCTCTTACCAGATAGTAACCATAAACATCATCTGCAGCGTCAGAGAATGTGAAGGTTTGCTCAGGATAAGTAGCGGTAGTAACACCACCAGTAAAGTTAATTGTTCCAGAAACAGCACCTGAGTTAGCAACAGTCAGAACAATAGTTGTTCCGCTAACTCTAGATACTTTACAACCAGCACCAATGCCAGTGCCAGCGACAAGGTTACCAACGCTGATGGTTCCAGTTACTGAAGATACAGTAATTGTAAATTCACCAGAGTTACCTGAACCAGTAGCGGTAGCAACAGGATCGCCAGCAGTAGAGATTGCCCAGCGGTTGCCATTCAGAAGAATACCATACTGGTTGGTGTAATCTTGGTCTGCACGGTTGTTAACAACAGCGTGGTAACCAGTGTCAGGTTGAGTACCATAACCGAGAGTGTTACCAGCGGCATATGGTTCAAAATATGCAGTCTGTGAAGGAACGTCGCCTTCAGCAGGAGTGGTGTCTGATGTGAAGAGTTTCAGGATCAGATTTCTAGGAATCTGATGGGTAGAATTGAGAAGATAACGAAGAGATTCTAATTCACCAATATTTGGTACTAACAGTGCCATTTAAATGTTCCTCCAGAGGGATTGATTTTTGATTAATCTGTTTATATTTATAATTTTACTTTCAGTGCGATAGAGAACCTTGTGATTGCGGTACTAGTATTTATAACTTCATATTCCAGAATATCACCAGCATTTAAGGTTTTAGTCCAACCACTCAAATTAACATCAGTACTTTTGTTGGTTCCAGACAATGTTGGAAAATTTCCTCCACATATTGATAAAGTATTAGGGAAATCAGCGAACGTAGATTTTTTGATATCAAGTTCTAAATTACCAATTTCACTGGAAATTAAAATATAAGATTCAATTTCCCCAGTGACATCTATCGTCAAGTAACCTTTCTTACCAGTAGTCATTGCTACCGAACCATTATCAACAACATAATTAATAGTTCTGGTAAGATCAGCAGTGTTTGCCAGAGCAATTGTAAAAAATGGCGTTCCAGCAGTAGGAGGAGTTGCAAATGTAATTTGAGATCCTGATACTGTATAACCAACACCAGGACTTAAAATTTGATTTCCAACAGAAACAATTAATTGCTGATCATTCAATGCCTGATAAGCATCTCCATTATCAGCCAATGAAAAGACCGTCTGCACTCCATCAAATTGAGAAGAAATATCATCAAGAATGATATTTTGGTATTGAATACCTTTTGATGGTGCCTCATAATTGAGACCTACACTATAGTCTTCCCCAGCACCCTGAGTAACAGTAAAGTTTGTAGTATTAATTTCGTAATCTGCCACTAGACTGTCACTCCTGGAGTTACTGTTGCGATTCCTTCAATAAATCTAGTCTTGACACCACTAGGAGATGTTAAGACAATATCATAGACATATCTTCTAGGTTTCAAACTAGTTGTAACCGTATCAGTTAATGTAAGTAAAATTATACCTTTACTTCTGTCTACAAAAGTAACATTAAATGGTGTTGGTGAACTCGTCGTATAATAACTAGTTTTCAACTTCGCAGCTGCACTAAATCCCAACAGATTTACTGGAGCACCATTATTGTTCTTAATGGTAAAGCTCGCTGAAAAATCAGTACCCTGTTCTATCACTAAGTTAATCGTAATTGCAGACATGTACTAAAAAAGACCTTCCTTATTATTTATAAAGAAGGTCCTTACATATTTATTATTCTGCTGTTTCTTCTACTGGTTCTGCCGTTTCTTGTTCCAGGAGATCTAGTGCTTCTAGTGCTCCTTTAAGTTTCAATGCTTTCTCTCTTGCAGTAGTCATTTGTGCTTCAAGAGTTTTGATCTCTTCTACTACAGCAGAGAATTGTGCTGCGAGATTTTCTTTCAGATTGTCAGGATTCATAGTAACCTCAAATGTTGTTTAAATAATTTGCCATTTTTTTAGCGATGTTTTCCCATTGATACTTGGGATTTGCCACCATTGCAGCACATGCCTTTGCTTTTTTGGCATAGTACTTCTTATCATAATACAGTTTATTTAGTTTGTCAACAACATCATCAACATCAACGTAGGCTCGGTCAATACCATAGTGAACATCTTTTCCCATGAACTTAATATCAACTAATTCACCACAGTCAGCGAAGATTTCTGCACTAGCAGCATAGTTTGGAAGAACTTGTGGTGTTCCTCCTGCTGCTTGTTCAAATGGAACCAGACCCCATCCCTCTCCCTCAGAAGTGTTAATGCCAACATCAACAGAATTATAAATGATGTTCAATACTTCTGGGGTGATAGAATTCTTTTCTGGAGTCATTTCAAGACCAGAGAGATATAATCTACCTTCTGGATCAGCACCATTCTTTTCCATCTCATAGTTGAATAATGGAATAATATCCCATCCAACATCTTTGATTCCCATATGGAGATAAAGTTTGGCATTTGGTTTGTCCTTAGCAAATTTAGCAAATGCCATGATCGTCAAATCAATTCTCTTGCGGGGTTGATTGCGATTGCCATTGAATACAATGAAGTCATTCTTCTCCATCTTACCAATCGCTTCACGACATTTCTGCTTGTTCTTTTTGTAAAAGATTTCAGAATCAATTCCATGCTCTAGAGTTTCAATCTTACCAGTATATCCAGCTTCCTTCATTACATCTACTCCAAACTGAGTGTATGTGACACAAAGATCTACTTCATTCATGAACTCTACAACTTTAGGGAACCACCCACCTCCATCAATCGGGAAGTATGCTACGAACTTATAATCATCTTCTTTTTTGAATCCTTTCAGCAGTTCCCAATATTGTCTGATGACCCAAATATCATTAAATGCCACAACAATATCTGGTCTCAATGCCCGATATAAATCTTCCACATACTTGTAACCATATACATCACCCTTATCTTTTGAGAGGGCAGGATAGACAGTGAATGGGAAGTCGTGCTTCTGTCCAAAATAATTGATACCCAGGACGTGAACTTCAAACTCCTCATGGATTCCCATCAGAATAGATTCTGACACTCTACCAAAACCACTTGGAATTACACAGTCACCAATCCACAATAATTTTTTCTTTGCCATCAAATCACAATTTTTGTCATTCTATAGTAATTTATAATGATTGTCAATCAACCAAAGTGACCACAGAATGTTCCGTTAATATTAGCAACTGTGATGAACAAAGTACCACTAGTAGCACCAATGTTGGCAGCAGTAACTGATGGAGCTCCTGGGGTGGCACCCATCATGTCAACAGCAACAAATCCTGATGTTGTTGTGGATGCTAAGATGTTGATTGTTCTTTGAGATCCATTGGTGTTCCTTACATGAATAATAACTTTTCTGCCATCTGTTAAGTTGGATAGATTAATACTTCTAGTGGTAGTGAAGTCAGCAGTGATGCTATACATTCCATACAGACCAGAATCAATAGTATGATCCGAATCTGTTGTCGCACTATTAGTTCCAACATCTATATTAGCATTAAATGACGCAAAACCACCTTGGGAGAACTCAATATCTGAAGTTCCACTCTGATTAAAGTGGAATTGTATTTTAGCGTCTAGACTAGTAGAAGAGTTTGAATACAATCTCAAACTCTTTGTGCCATCATCATATCCAAGTTGACCGCCGTTCGTAATTGTTGGTAGAGAATATTGAGTTATTCCGTTGGATGTAATTTCGCCACTAAACGTGGCATCTCCACCAGCTGTAATAGATGCTGTCTCCGTAGTTCCATGATACATCTGGAATCGTTTATCGGTAGCAGCTCCAGAACCATCTCTTTGGATGCGGAGTTGACCTGATGTAAAAACTTGAACACCCCCAGTGCTTGCATTAGCTATATCAGGCGCACCAATAGTAGTATTGCCCGCAAACGTGGCGGTAAGGTTAGATTCAATGGTTAATGCGGTAGCAAAAGTATCTGTAGGATTCTCAAAAAGTAATTGGAAATTTCCATTACCACGATTGGATGCGACCCAACCGTAGTCATTTGTTCTATCAATTAAAGAAATATCAGTAATGGAAGTTGATGATACATCCAATCCAACAAATGCACCACTGCTACGAACTGTGGTAAATCCATTAATCTTAGCACCGATATTAAGATCCCAGATGTTATCGGTTGAGTTATATGTAATAGTCTTAGGACTGGTCGCCTGAAGTAGAATACCACCATTGTCTGCTAGAGCATCTGTTGGAGATGCAATATCACCAAGAACAATCTGTTTGTCATCAACAGAAAGAGTCGTTGTGTTAATGATGGTCTCGGTGCCATCTACATAAAGGTTACCAGTAACATAGAAATCTTTATGTGCAATGATTCTCTCTGCAGAATCAGTTGTAGCAAATGTCAGATAAGAGTTAGTTCCTTCCTTAATGTCAAGAGCAGTTGCTGAGTTATCAACGATTGTGAGATCAACTGCTGAAGTAGCAATGTCAAAATTACCCTTGACTTGAAGACTGTTGTTAATTACTGTTGTTCCAGTTCCTGCAGCAGAACCAATTCTAACATCACTATTGTTAATCAGAAGATCAAAAGTATTTTGTGACGAAAGAATCTCACCACCATTTACGTTAAGGTCACCGACTAAAATGGTATCGTCGCTGTTAATAGTGAAGTTACTATTTGATCCTGGGGCACCACCAAGAGTGACACCCATAAAGATTTCTTCTGCGGCACCAAAAGCATTTACAGTTGTTGCTACAGTGTTAAAAAGATTTTGTGTTGTCTCTGTACCAACAATTGTTGGGTTTCTGAGAGTCAGAGTTCCTGTAGTTGCACCGATTCTAATGGCAGTTCCATCGGCAAATGCATTTACATCAGTTGCTGTTCCATCAAATAAATTGACAGTTGTCTGAGTTAGAGGAACATAAACGTTTCCAGAATCAATGGTGAGACTACCGATAATGGTGGCATTCTCATCTACTGTGAGAGTATCAATAGCAGCAGTTCCATCAATCCAAAGATTGTTCCACTGTTTAGTTGCAGTACCTAAATTATAGTTTGCAGTGGAATCTGGAACAATGCTTGACTGAACATCTGCATTGAAAATAATATTATCAGTATCAAGATCACCAAATGTTAAAGTACCACCTGATCCAGATCCAGCTCTAAATGTAATATCTCCGTCTACTTCTAAATCACCAGCAATGGCAAGACTAGTGCTTAGACCAATTTTTGT